AACTCAGAACAGATTCGTCAACTTAATATTTAGTTCTACAAATAACCCTACTAGCTGGGAGGTGGTATCAAATTGCAATAACTACGTGCTGAATGGAGGCACAAAGGGCAGTATATTCTCAATAACTGACTGTGACTCGATAACTAGGAACGTAACTGTAAACGTACAGACTGACGTTACTGTGTGTGCTACAGCACTTCCTACACTTAGCTTCGGAGATGGAACGATAACAGCTGGTACTGCGTGCATGTCAAGCATACTTCCTCAAGGACTGTCGTTTGACACAAACACTGGGATACTGTCAGGCACTCCTACAGAGGCGTGCGAGTATGCTATAACTGTTAACGCTACTAACTGCTTTGGTAATAGCGTTAACGCTACTGTAAATATATCTGTAGCAACTGGGATACAGTTGACACCGTTTGCAATTGACGTTGAGAACTTTAGCGACAACGGAGCTGGAGCTTGTGTATTGTCACCAGTGTACAGTCTACTTTATCATAACGGCATAGGTAATATTCCAGATGTAAACGACGATATATTCTTAGATCACAGAGGAATAGACTTGTTCATGGGCGGAAGCAGATGGTATAACATTGATATATCTACCTACTCTATAAAGATATGTGAGACTGGGAAAGTGTGTGACACTCACATCTGCTAGATTTTAACTATCTTTGCAGTATGAGTGTTTATACAGTTTCATATTCTGACCTATCCAAGGGATGGACATCCTTCTGGTCATACGAGCCAGAGTGGATGATAGGGATGAACAGTTCGTTCTACACGTGGAAGAATGGTGAGCTGTATCAGCACAACAGCAACGCCACTAGGAATGCGTTCTACTATGACGTAGATAATGACGAGTACTTCACGTATCCATCATCCATACAGACAATATTCAATCAAGAGTACGCAGTTAATAAGATGTTCAAGTCTATAGCCATAGACAGCACAAAGGCTTGGGATGCTGACATAGTTACAGACATGTCTACTGGTCACATGGACAGCTCATACTTCCAAGAGAAGGAGGGCATGTGGTACTCATACGTCAGGAGACTTGACACCGAGAACTACGACACAAGGTCTATATCAACACAAGGAATTGGATCGCTGTATAGTTACCTATCTCTAGTGTTAACCTTCTCTTTCAATATAGGGTCAGGTATATCTGTAGGTGATATGGTATATAAGATATCTGGAACTAATACACTTGTTCTGCTTGGAGAGGTTGCTTCACATACAGGTACCACTATAACACTAGTGTCTACCGCTGTAACGCCAGTTGCTGGAAACGTTATAGTATACGTAAAGAACTCTCAGGCAGAAAGTTATGGAGCTAGGGGGTACTACATGGACCTTACACTTACGAACTACGACACGACAGAGACAGAGGTCTTTGCTGTAACATCGAACGTATTTATATCTAAGCCATAATGGAAGTAAGGATGCTGATACCGTCAGATTATGACGCAATTCTTTCACCTTGGTGGGAGTCTTGGAACTGGACAGCTCCAGCAAAGGACATGCTACCAGAGGATGGATCTGGTGGCGTTATAGTATCAAAGAATGGAGAAAACATATGCGCTGGGTTTTTGTACTTTACAAACTCAAAGACAGCGTGGCTAGAGTATGTTGTATCAAATAAGGAGTACAGAGATAACGATAGAAGAGAGGCAATAGAATTTTTAATTAATTGTTTAACATCTATTGCAAATGATAAAGGATATAAGTATATTTACACATCCTTAAAGAGCGCACCACTTGTCTTAAGATATGAGGCGTGTGGATTTATAAAAGGTGACGCAAAGTGTCAAGAAATGATAAAAATATTATAATATGGCAGCAATAACATCAGCACTAGCAGCAGGAACAGCACTAGCAGGAGTCGGAATGAACATAGCCCAAGCCGCAAAAGCTAATAAAGACAAGAAGGCAGCTCAAGGAGCAGCATCAGCAGCGGCAGCTGCTATGAAGAACATTAAGGAAGTTAATCAGTACGCTCAGGTTCAAGTTCCTACGCTAGGATTTGAGTTAGCACAGCAAGGAATAGACCGTTCAGCTGCGTCTGCACTTCAATCAGCTCAAGGAGCTGGTGCTGAAGGAGTAATTGGTGCTGCTGGTCAGATTCAACAAGCTGTTGGTGCGTCTGAGTTAGATCTTGCAGCACAAGCTGGTGACTTAAAGCTACAAAGAGACATGGCGCAAGCAGAGGCTGGAACTGGTATTGAACAAAGAAGAGCTGAAAGAGAGAGCGATATATATTCAGCTGAACTTACTGGAGCACAAGATGCAGCAGCAGCTGCACAGACTGCTAAGGTTAACGCAATAACTGGGGCTGTACAAGGAGCTGGGTCAGCAGTTACATCACTTGGTTCAATGGGTGAGGCATATAAGCAGTCTAAAAGTAAAATTTTAAAAAATAAAATTGGAAATTATGGTGATGTTCCAACTGCTATAACAGAACAAGATTATAATAAAAATGCAGGTACAGCACTTAATAATACATATGGATGGTTTGGATTAGGAGGATAATAAATCAATAGAAAATTATGGCAATAGAATATTCAGGATACGTAGCACCTAAACAAGTTGACTGGGCAGCACTAAGTAGTGGGCTTGCTAAGTCATTTACAGATGTTGGTGAAGCTAAGGTAGCTAGACGTGAGGAGCTTGATAAGATTGCATCCGATAACATTAATAAAATTAATGAGATAGAACAAGGTCAAAACCAAACGTTTGGTACTATGATACTTGACTTTCAAGATAACGGAAGGAATCAAATTAATGGATGGAACCAGCAACTAAAGGCTGGAACCATGACATCTGCTGACTACAAGAAAAGAATTAGCAACCTGAGCGACTACACTGGGATCCTTGCGTCATCTGCAAAGACTTTAGATGAAAGAATAAATACAGCAGTTCAAAGACAAGCTGACGGTGTGGCATCCTCTTATGAGATTGAGATGTTAAAAAATATTGGCTCAATGGCAGAGATAAAGGACTCTAAGTTCTTCGTCTCAGATAGCGGAACTATTGTATGGTCTAAAGTAGACCCAGTAACTGGTGCTATGGTAGGAGAGCCAAAGGACGTTAGAACTCCTAGTCTTCCTCAGAACATGGTCGATAACAAGGTTGTTGTTACTGACTATGTAAAAGAGGCTACGAAGAACTGGAATACAAAGCAAATATTCACAGATAAAGGTGGGGGTGCATACACAAACATTGAATCTGTAAAAGAACAACCATTTTACCAAGACATGATTGCTAAGGTTGCTATTGCCGCAACTAGCTCTCCTAGAGCTACATTAAGTATCCTTGCTGATAACGGTGTGATTGATCCAGTATTCTACAGCACAGAGGCTGAAAAGAAGGCAGCCATTAATGAACGATATGCTGAAATTGAAGAGCTAAATAGAGTTGCTAATAGAGACGCAGCAATTACTGATGCTCAAAGAAAGGAAGTAGAGAATAGCTTAGTTAAGAACACTATAGGTCCTGATGGGACATACAACCCAGAGCTTACTAAAGAACAAATAACGCTAGCTCAAGACCACGTCAAGCAAGAGGTCGACATGCAGATGCAAGTGAAGTTAGATGCTCAAGGACGAACTCAGTATGCTCCACAGAGGGATAATAACGGAGACAATAAAACAAATCCTAATGATTATTCGTTATACGAACAGTTATACAATAGTTGGGGTAGCCCTAATGGGTCTGAAGCATTAACTGCTCTTTCAGGTAATAAGTTTATATTTACACCATTAGGTGGTGGAGGATATAATGTTAAGCCATTAGATGATTTAACTGGAGACGGTATTAATATTACAAATCAAAAAGATATGGCTCCATATTTCTTTGGAACGGGAACGGGAGCAAAGGGAACAACCGCAGCATTGGCTGCGTATGAAAAGCAATCTAAATTATATTGGAAATCTAGACAAGGTGGTGGTGTAACTACTACTCCTACTATTTCAAATGGAAACGTAAGATAATTAAAATAAAATAAATATGGCAGATTCAAGACAAGCATTAAGAGATTTCGTTGCTACATCTAACAGTGGTAAGTATAAAAATGAAGACGAATTAATGTCTAAGTTTCCTGAATTAAAATCATACAGTAGACAAGCACTAAGAGATTTTGTTGCTACCTCTAACAGTGGAAAATACAAAAATGAAGACGAGCTTCTATCTAAGTTCCCTGAATTTAATGCAGTAAAAAAAAAAGAAGCTACGCCTGCTCCAAAAAAGAAGGGTGTTATATTTTCGCCCGTTACAAATCTGTTGGCATCTACTTCGGCTACATCAAAGCCAAAGACGGCTCAAAAGCCTTTGGTATCGTCTGGAGGAAATATTGATGACTCTAAGTACTATAAGTTTCCTGGACAGCAAGAAGCTACATACAAAAAAAGCAACAACAAGTGGTATGTAGACACTAACTCTACTGGAAAGTATCAGCCTCTTACAAAAGGAGATGTTAATGCTAGAGTTAAAAATTTAGAACAGAATGCAGTATTTGATGAGGATATAACATACTCAAAAAATAAGAGCATAGGTAAAATATTAGGAGCAACAGAAGGGGATCAAAATAATAAGGCACTTCTTAGAGGAGAGGTATTTACTGGATTCCCAGGTAAAGAACAAAACAAGTATAGAATTATTGATGATAAATGGCAGTACAGTGTTCCTAAAGGTAGTGGATACTCTAACTGGGCAGATGTAACTAATGATAACTCTATAAAGGCACTAAGTACTCAGTTTAATAAACTTGGTAAGTTAGATGTATCAAAGAATATAGACTACATATCTGACTTTAAAGCTAAAAATTTACTTGGAGATAACGCTACAGAGCAACAACTAGCAGATAAAAAAGAATACTTTAACAATATTGAAAAGCAAAAAATACTTAGAGCGTCTGGATTTGATGTCCCATTAAATGGAAACTTAAAGGACCCTCAGACAGTTGCAGCATTTAAATTATTTGACGCTAAGATGGAATCTAAGTCAGCATCAAATAATAAAAACACACAGCTTAATGATAAAATAGATTCTGTTATTAATGCAAACTTAATAACAAATGATGAAGAGGCTGTAGTGTCTAAGTTAAGAAAAGAGTTTGGAGCTGATGGATTTATATTTGATGAGACTGGTATTGGAGATGCTATAACAGTATCTTATAGTATTGATGGAGTTCAAGAAACAGAACCTATTACTATTGATCTACAGACTTTCAGAGGTGGTGCTCCTGAAATGCTTAAACTTCGGTCCTACATGAAGACAAAACATGTCGGTGACTATGAACGAAAATTGATAGGAGCGGATACAGATGGAGAAGCTGCGGTAGGTACAGATGACAAGGTTAAGCATTATAGTGACTTAGTCAGTCTAATGGCTAAAAATCCAGCTAAATATGGAACTGAACTTGTTCAAAGTGGAGAGATAGATAACATTACAGAGCAAGGATATAGAGATATAAAAGAAAAGTACACTGTTCTAGGAGAGGATTCAAAAAAGTTAGAGGAAAAAATAAACCAGTACAACTTAAATCCTACAAAAGAGTTAGAGTTATCTATAAATAATGATGCCAATAGATTAAAGCAAAGAGAGTACCAACTAAAAAGAGAAGTTGGTGTACTTAAAGGTATAGAGTCTAACTACTCAAAGGCAGTTGGAGCATACGCAAGCAAAAAAGAAAAGGATGGTAGTTTTATTGGAGGGTTAACAGCATCATTTGGCAAAGGAATAGCTTCTATTCCAAAGACACTACTAAATGTAGCTACAGATGTAATGCCGTTAACACTAAAAAATAATGGACTAAGCGACCAACAGTACGAGCAGTATAAGCAAGACGGTTTAACCGACTCAGATATAGCAAATAAGACATCTTCTATGCTTAAGCGTACAGTAGTGGAGGACGTAGAAAAAGGTATAATTAATATTGCATCTTTAGGTGGAACTACCAAAGAATACTTAGGGTCAGAAGATAGAGGCATAGTATCTCAGGCTGTAAATGCACTAGCTGAATCAATTGGAGCAAATATATCAGGCGGTGGAAATCCTATGCTACAAAAACTAGCGTTCTTTTCACAATCATACAACAACATGGAATCACAAATGAGTGGCACTGAGTTTGATGATATGAACGCACTTGAGAAGAAAGGTATATCAGTTCTATACGGCATAGGTATTGGACAGTTAGAAAAACTTGGGTTCGATGTTTCAACTGGAATTGGCACAAATCCATTAATTCAAAAGTTCATAAACTATACAGTAGGCAATACATTAAAGAGTCTACCTAAGAATGCTTCTATTCATCTTATTGAAGAAGCTATATCAAAGAACATAAAGGCTAGCATTGCCTCTAACAGTATAAAAGTATTAGCAGGTGGTGTAGCAGAGGCTACTCCTGAGTTTGTACAGTCAATAGGTGAGGTAGGATTAAAGAATGTGGTTAACGCTATGCATGGTAAGGAGTACTTCCAAGATGTACCAGACTTAACTACAGCAGACGGTATTAAAGAGGCACTATCATTGGCTAGCTATGATGCTCTTGTTGGAGGTATTGGTGGTTCTATAATGGGTTCATATAGTACGTATAAGTCAAATAGAAATACAGCAACAGCAGATAAGGACTTTGAGTTAATGAACGCTTCCCTTACTGATCCAGTTTTACTTAAGGCAGTTAAGAAAAATACAGTAGAGAGATTAAGAAGTGGTGCTATAAATAAAGAACAAGCACAAGCAGAGTACGCTGACATAGATAAATCTGTAGGTATATTAAAGACTATTCCTGCTAATCTGTCGAACAGAGAAAAGAGAGCGTCTTACGAGCTACTATTAGAGAAGAACAAACTAGAAAAAGAAATTGAAGGCAAGGACGTAAACCTTGTCGCAAAACAGAAGGCAAGAGTTGCCGAGATAAATAATCAACTAACAAAAATATCAGAAGATGCCACTAAAGAAAGCAACGTCCAAGAAGTCACAGCAGAAGGTAGTACAAGCGAATATCAAGGAACTAGTGAAGGACAACAAGAAGTCGGGATTAGCGAAGGGATCCAACGGGAAACCACGCAGCCAAGCACAGATCGTGGCGATAGCGTTGTCGCAAGCGAAGTACAGCAAGAAGAAGTAACTAGAAAAATTATCAATAGACCATCAACTCTATCTGAGTTTGGAGGTCAAAAATTTGATACACCTCTTCAAGGAGATACTTATATCGAAGGTCAACAAGTTATATTTGAAGATAGAGCTACTGGAAGAGTTTACGAACTTGGAAATGTAGATGAAGTTATAGATTCACCTATAGCAGGTCTTAATACACAAGCTGAAACAGTAACTGTTACTAATGAAGGCAAAATATCTGTAGATGGAACTGTATGGAATACACAGCCTGATCTCCCAACTATGGGTATTGAATATAATCCAGTTGGAGAAGTTCAAAGAGTATCATTAAAAGATGATAACGGAAATACTACAATGTTCGAAGGACAGAAGGCTGTAGATATAGCATATCAAATTGAACTACAAAAAATTCAGTCACCAGAACAACAAAAACTTATTAACGATTTATTAGAACAAGATGAAGAATTTAAAACAGCAACAGCAGATATCAAATTTACAGAAGCTCCAGTTACTATCCAAGAAGAAGCAGCTCCAAATATTGAACAGACTGTTGAACAAGACCAAGTAGCAACCTTAAGAGCTGAAGAACAAGCGGAGATTAAAGCTAAATTACCTAACGCTGAATATAAGGCTGATGGTAAAATAGATGTAGATAAATTATCTGTAAGTGATCAGCTTATTTATGGTTCTATTTATATGAAGTACGACAAGCTGATTACTCCTTTGTTGCCTGCTAAAAAAACTGTTGAACAAACAGCAGAGATAAAAGCACTTGAGGATCAAAGACAAGAAGCAGTTAATGAGCTGGATTCTTTATATACTGAATTAGAAGGTAAAGGATTAACCAATGAAGAGATAGTTAGTAATCCAGATTATCAGAAGGCGGTAGCTAAAGAACGTGAGTTATTCTTGAAGATAAATAAGCCTGCTACAAAAGAAGGTCCGACGGTAGAACAAGAGGTAGAGGCTATCGGACAGTTATTATCTGGTACTGATCAAGAGATTGACCAGAAGGCGTCTAAGATTTCAAATAAAAAAATATCTAAGGCTGTATCTAGAGCTGCTAAGGCTGTATCTAAGATTATTCCAGGTACTAAGTTTGTCGTTCATGATACAGATGAGTCATATAGAGCTGCTACAAAAGAGGAGGGATTAAAACAATCTTCAAATGGCGAGTTCAATGCAAAGACTAATACTATACATATAAATGGATCATCAGCTAATAATAGAACTGTAGCTCATGAGGTATTTCATGCTATCTTAATAAACAAGGTTAAGACAAACAAGAACGCTGCCGACGTGACTAAACGAATGGTACAAGCTATCGCATCTAAGATAGACGGCAATCCAGAACTTAAGAAGAAGCTAGAGAACTTTATATCGAGGTACGACGAGAATATTCAGAACGAAGAAAAGTTATCTGAACTAGTAGGAATGCTAGCTGAGAACTATAACTCATTCTCTACATCTGTTAAGGACATAATTACTAGATGGATAGACAAGTTAGCAAACATATTTAGACTAGATCCGTTCAATAGAAACGAGACCTATGACATGCTTAAAACTATCGCAAAAAAAGTAGCTAAGGGTAAAGAAATTAGTGAGGCTGATGTAGAAATTTTAGGAGGAGATAGTGAAGTTGGTACATTCAATATTCCAGATGCAAGAAAACAAAATGTTGTAAAAAAATCTCCTAGTGTTGCAAATGATACAAGAGATTTTATAAAAGAATTTGTTCAAGATATAGATATTAGAGAATTTAATGGAAGTAAATTTGTTACTAATATGTATGATTATACCAATGCTGGTATAACTGATTTAGGTAATGGGTTTACTATTAATCTTTTAGGTGGTAAAAACTATGTACCACTTATGATGTCTATTAATAATAAAAAAATAGGAGACGTATCTAATCTTGCTGCTTTTAATACGAAGGCACAAGCTGAAACATTTATAAGAAATGTAGAAAAAAGTGGTTCTAATTTATTTGCTCCACATTCAGGAACTAAATCACAATCATGGCAATTTCAACAACATACTTTTGCTGAATTAGTTAGTTTAGTTTTAGATAAAAATATTCTTACAAATAGAGAATTAATAGATACGTTTAATAATACTATACAAAATAATGCTGCTCTAAAAAACAAATTTAATACGTTTAAAAAGAGATATGGAAAAGATATAAATAATTTTGATACATTTGAATCTAACCCAAAAGAGATAGTTAATCTATTAGATATAGAAAACAATCTATCTCCAGACATAAGAAAGGCATTAAATAATTCTATAGCATCAAATAAGAAATTTCAAGCAGCTATTGGGGTAAAAAATAAAGAAGAGTTCTATGATAGAATAATGGATCCACTTAATAAAGGAATAGAAGGAGGAGAAATTATGTCTGTAGTTAAATTTGACCCTACAACATTTGAAATAGTAAAAACTTTACCAAGCAAAGAAGATCATCATCCATCATTTGGTTGGACAGTAATGGCAAAGATAGAAGCTGTTTATCAACCTACTGAATTTCATATGTCTGCAAATGTAACAGATACTTATACTAAACATAATCTTTCTGGTGAAGAGGTATCAAGAAAAGCTAATGAACCAAGTTTTGAACAAAAGAATGTTGCATCTAGTGCTGGAGCAATTCCTAAAGTAGCAGAGTTTAATATTGAAGAAGAAGTAACTGCTATTGAAGATTTAATGGAGACTCGTAAACAGATTACTCCTGAGATGATAGACATCAAAAAAGAAGCTGAATCAAACGGTACTTTTATGAAAGCTCCTAATGGGAAAGCATCTAATCTAAATGAATCACAGTGGACACAAGTAAGAACTGAGGCATTTAAGAAATGGTTTGGAGACTGGGAATCAGCTGCAAAAGAATATTTTGAAGGAGATATATTAAATATAGATGAATCTTTAAGTAAATACGGGTCTAGTTACATTATAGATAGAAATACGCTAGAACCATTAGTAATGTACCATGGCACACCTTCAAAAAATATAATTGAATTTGATAATAAACAAAAGACAAGAAAGTCTAGTGGTCTAAGGGAAGTAGCTAACTTCTTTTCATCCAATAAAGAATTAGCAGAAGTATACAGAAAAGCTGAGGTTAACGAAGATGTACAGAAAGATACAGAAAATAAAATAAAAAAACTAATAGAAATACAGAATAAAGTAAGAAACAACAGAGAATACTATAGTATTGAAGCAGAGATTAAAGAGTTAAGAAAAGTTGGAAAAATATATGAGGTATTTTTAAATGTAAAAAAACCTATAGAAGGTCAAGGTCAAGGATTAGATGATAGGGCATGGCGTAGTTTGAAACTTGATATTGGTTATAAAACAGCTGTGCAAAAATCTGATATACTTGACGCTCTTTCAGGTAATAACCCAATGTATAATAACGAAAAGTATGATGGGGCTGTTGTGTACAATATGGCAGATGTATCACAAACAAGTGCTTTATTTACAACAGATGAAGAACAATTAGATAAACTAAGGACTCGACTAAAACCTCTTACGGGAACAGTTGTAGCTATTTGGGGAAAGAGTCAAATAAAACTTGCAGACGGAACTAACACTACATTTGATCCAGACAGTCCAGACATCCGCAAGCAGAAGCCTAAGACCATCAACGACATAGTTAAGTTGACGAAGGACCAGGGGTTCTCTGATGCTGCTATCCGTCAGTACTTGAAGGAGCAGGGATACTCTGAAAAGAACATCAACGACGCAATGGAGCCAGACACTGGTGAGATACTTGTGAGTAAGATAAGGGAAGCTAGTCAAAAAGAACTGATGGCTAGACAGAAGAAGCTAACTATAAGAGATAGAATTAGAGCAATAAGAAATAAATTTATTGATAGACAGTCTGACATTAAGAGATTAATTAAAGGCATCGGAAGCAAGGAATCAATAAGAGCTTACAACTTATTAGTAAACAAGGCTGGTGCTAGTGGTTTTGCTAACTACAGATTTAAAAACGCTGAAGCTGACATCTATAAGGGACTAAGTAAGAATGACTTAGATACACTTGATGATATTATATACGCAAGACGTATGGTGGCTATTAATGAGAGCAGAGCTAAACAAGGAGCAGAGCCATACACTGGTATGGACGGTTACTCTGAGGTGAAGGCTTTAAAGGATTTAGATGCTATAAAGAACAAGATAGGTGAAAAGAAGTTCAACGAATTGAGTGAGAGAGCTACTAAATATTTTGGTGTGTTCTCAGAAAACTTAAAGAAGTTGTACGAGTCAGGTAGAATAAACGAGGAGACTTACATAAACTTAAGAGACATCGAGTACTCCCCTATCAGAACTATTAAGTACATCATTGGAGATAACTTAGACCCAGCAACTGTAGATAGAGAGGCTAGTAAGTTGGGAGTTAGTAAGAAAGATATAATGGCACTTACTGATAGCAACGATAACGCTATTATCTCTGACTCTAAGTGGCTACTTATGTTGAACGTTATGTCTGTTGAAGGACGAGCGTTCGAGAATAAGATGCTTAATGAGTTCAGTGACGCTATTGATGGAGCAACTCAAGAACAGAGAGACGCTATGTCTGAATTTATTATAGACAACCCTATAGTTAAGCAGACGTCTACTGGATCTATTCAGTACAAGTACAACCAAAATAATGTGCCTATAGGATACAGCATAGTGTCATTCTTTAAGAACGGAGTAAAGAAGGACCTAGTAGTAAAAGATGAATATGCTACACAGCTGTTAGATATTAAGTCTTCAAACAAGGCACTCAGTTTGATTGGTACTTTAACTGGAGCTAAGATTCTAAGGTTCTTTGCAACTGGAGGAAACCCGTTGTTTATTATTGGTAACACAGCGGTGGATTTCCAGAACATATTATTCTTCTCAGACGTGTACTCAAAGTTCAAGTTGGTTGGTGGTGCTCAGTTAAGCTATGACTTTGTTAGAAAGTTCTTGAAGGGAGTAGCAACTAAAAATAGAAAGAATGTAATATACAACGAATACGTTGAGCATGGTGGAGCTATGGACTTTCTATCTAACGACGGTCTTAGATCATTGAAGTCACTGTCTCCTAAAAACAAGATACTAAATCTTAGTCAGAAAGTATTAGTTGGCTACGGAAACATCATGTCCTACCTAGGTGAAAAATCTGAACTTGCATTTAGACTTGCTGTTTATGACAAAGTAAAAGGTGACGAGATATCTAAATTCAAAAAAGAAAACGGAAGGGGTCCTGATGCGAAAGAACTAGACGACATAATGTACGAGGCAACGAGAAACGCTAGAGAGACAATGGACTTTAATCAAGGAGGAACATGGGTTAAGACGGCTGACAATGTGATGCCATACTTAAATGCATCTATGCAAGGATTCAGAAGACCTCTTGAGTATGCTAAGAATAACCCATTAGGATTTACGTCTAGCTTAGTTCAAGCGGCAGTTATGGCTGGATCAGTTGCGGCACTATCTTTAGCAGCTCTTATGAGATCAGTTGGAGATGATGAGGAAGAGAAAAAGAAAGTACTAGATGTTCTAGAGTCATTATCTGACTACGAGAAGGCAACATACCATATAATATTTACGGGTAAGAAAGATAAGGATGGGGAGTACGAGTACTACAGAATAAAAAAACTACCAGTTCTATCTGTAATATCAACTGCAACTGAGCAGTTCACGTACAAGTACTTACTATCAGAGGCAGGAATTAAATATGATGTAGACCAAGAGGTGATAAATAAGTCTATATCGGCATCAACTCCATTCTCACCGTCTGATATTGCATCTAGAAATCCACTTATATCTGGACTTCTAACGTATAGTTTTAACTGGGATTCATTTACTGGGGAGAAAATCTTTAGAGAACCTAGAGATAAAAAGATAGCAGCTAGTGCGGAGGGAATGTACGACGATAAGGTAGAGGAGATATATAAAAAGATAGCACCTAGCTTAGGTTTGTCTCCTCTTAGAACTAAGGCAGCTATAGAGAAGATAGTTACTAGTGAGAACACTAACCCTATGATATCTATATTTTATGCGTCTGTGAATGGATTCTTTAATAAGGACGGGTACGGAGCTGAATTCTCAGAGGCATTTAATAATGTGTTTGATGCGTCCGCTAGAAAGTTAAAGAGAACTACTAACAAAGATAACATCAGATATAAGCAGGAGGACAAGATAGAAAATCAAGAAATGATTATCGAGACAGATATATACAACAAAGAACAGAAGGTGTACAACACCATCAAGAATGTATATAAGGACGGGAAGGAGTTGTCAAACGGACAATTGATTGATTTGATAAAGACTAACTTTGAGAAAAAAGACCAGGAGAAGTATGCTAAAAAATATTACGCATACATCAAGAACATGAACATTGATAGGTCGATACTTGATATACTTTATGAAGAAACTCCAGAAGTACAAGCGTTAAGACTTTACAATAGATACGGATCAGAACTTGATAGTGAAGAGAAGAAGATACTGTCTAAGGTAATGGGTCAAGCTAAGATGAAGTTATCAAAGCAGGCTCTATACATATACGACAAGAAGTATTCAAAGAGAAAGTAAAAAAGAATGTCCAGTTAAGTTTGAAATTAACTGGACATTTATCATTCTAATTACTTGTCGTAGTCTAGCGCAACGTTATAGCACCAGTGTAGCATGTCGACATCTCGTTGTATAATGAACGGATGGTATCGTAGCTCAATTTTAACGTGCACACCCTTTACCTTTAGGATGTACTCCTGAACTACAGCAATCATTGTATTAACGTCTATGTGTTCCATCAGAAGAAAAATGGTTTAATGTTCTTTCTGTCTGAGTGTATGTCGATGTTCTGCATAACAAATCCAGAACGCCCCTTCTTAAAGTTAGTTTGGACCCACTCTGATGACGGACTGAATGCAGGATAGTTAAAGTAGTCAAACTCATCTGACGTACACATATCGAATAGGCACTGGTGAGAGTCACCCTTACTGAACTCTATGTACTTACATCCTCTCAGCTCGTTGTTATGTCTGATGTACTGAGATATTTTCTCAACTGATCTAGGGTCAAGCATTGGCTTAAATCCAAACTTAAGGTTCCTAGAGTCCTTACCATGACATATAATGAACGCATGGTCTCCTATAATGTAATAATTTATGAACTTCTGATGGTTAACAACTACTACGTTGTCGTGCTTACAGTCAACTATAGACTTAACGGCAGAGTTACATACGTACCCGAACGCACCAGCGTGATTATCTTCACATATGTTATTACATGTTATGTGCTTGTAGTGATTTGCTAACGTGTCAATCAAGTACATCTTAGCTTTTACTCCACAGTCGAACGCTTCTTCGTTAGTCATGTTCTGAGGTAGCTTATGACCTTTCCTTGTAGTTTCTCCATCCCAACCGTCTAAGTAGTCTCCTAGCTCGTCTATGATTAAAATATCGCTTGTCTTGTTAGCTAACACAAAGTCAACCATTAGGTCTATTCTAGACATCAATACTTCTCTGTTCCAGTCCATTGGATACAAGGCTAATCCTTTTCTACTAGCATCCATAGCTACGTGGACATCTGTCCATATAAGCCTATCAACTAGCTCACTCTTAGGCTTCTTGATTTTCTTGATTTTTACCCTTCCCTCCATACACTCAGATATGACCTTATCGAAGTCAATCTCTGCCACCTTGAAGTGTGGGTTTCTAACAAAAAGAGATGCCTCTTTAGTTTTTAGCCATAGGTACGGAACGTTTGTTGGGTCTATTTGAAGAGTTTCAGATGCATTAACTATTCCAAAATCTATAGTATTTATTTTACCAACCACACAGTTATGTATCGTCTTTCTAAACGAGTCACTGTACTCCATGTTTAGCTCCCTGGCTACCTCTCTGGCAATCTCTGTCTTGTTAGTCATGCCAGAGTTAAATAACTCAATGGCTTTGGTTTTGGCTTTCTCCATCATAAGATTTTTGTATGTCACTCAACGCTCGTTTAAGAGTTTTTATAATATGATCAACCGATTCATTATCCATCATCGCCTCGTATAGGTCGTTGCATAGGTCATGAACTTCGTTCATTGTTGAGTTAATGTATGCAGTGTTTAGTTCCATAACTTTAAGTTTATGGACAAATATATTGCTTATTATTTAGATTATCAATTAAGTTACGTATATTTTTGAACTAAATTTGTATGAATCAATGGTAAATGTGTACGAGTACTCCTTAAAGTGATCAATATCTATGACAGACCTGACTAATTTAAACAGCTGACGGCTTAGTGTGTCAGCTGGTATGGTTCCATCCTCGTTAAGTGTCATCGGGTACTGCTTGTTAACGATTGTCCTTTTTATTCTCTTCTTTGACGCTACCACCGTAACATCTGCTATGTATACTGCTCTGGTCATATTCTGCTATATATAATTCAATCACTCTAATTGTCTTCTCTAAATCTTCTTCAAAACGACCTTTCTTTCTACAACGTACAATTCTTTTAATTATGTCAAATTCATAAGCATTTAAGTCATGATCAGCTGCAAACTTATATAAACTTCCGTTTGAGTTGTCGTAGTGAGCGTCTGTTAGTTTAGGTAATGGAGACTCTATAAAACCTTTTTCAATATAAGTGTCAATTCTATTTTGAGGAAGCACATCTTCAAGTTCTAAAATTTCTTTACAATGAAACTCGTGTATGTGTCTAACATCATCCCCAACTGTCACGTAGTACGTGCTGTCGTGCTTATCCTTTACGTCAAACTGTTCTCCAGTTCGTGTGCTATACCAATAGCCACCACAACTCTTAATTACTTCTACCTTCATAAAATTCTTTTTCTATTAAACTTAAATCATCATAGCTGTACTCAGCCATGGTATAGTCTTCACAATCATAATAAGGATTTCATTTTAGTTTATTTCGCATGCACCACCAGCACATGCAGGAGTCTGTCCAAAGTCAGTGCTGTCGTCTATCTCTATAACGTTAGACAGATCGACATCAGCCAAGTGAGAATATAATTCGTTAAATTCTTCTTCTGTACAGTTTTCAAATGGAGCCTGCTTATAGCTTCCGTTGTCATACGGAAGAACTGAGATGCCATTATATGACCCCTTGTTCTCCCACATCCACTTCTTAACGCTTGCCCACTCTTCAGACTTCACTGATATTGTAGCCGACACGTTATTAGTATTATGACCGCTTCGATGTCCTACTCTAACCCATTCCGTATTAAATCTACTAACCCTATCTAGTAATTCTGCGGCACTTTCGGTACGTAAGATTGATCCGTGTGGCGCGCGCTGAGGTATAGAGATTACAGCCTGTGTTGTAGGGCTAAAGTACTCGTCCTCTACAAGAAGTGGGTGATTTATAGCTAGGTACGAGTATATAGCTTCGTTCTTTGCTACTCTCATTCTTCTTATATAGAAGTCGTTATGCCATGCATGAATCCCTGAAGATGTTCCTAACACACAACTGGTTGTGCCTGATGGCTTTACTGTGGTTACTCTTGCTGCTTTATTTATTCCTATTCGTTCTGCTAGATCTTCGTTTGTCTTCATTGCTACATTTGCAGCAGCTACTAAGTCTAAGCCAAGTACTGCGCCACTAGCAATCCCTGTTAATCCTACACCAATAAGTGCGTCCTTTTCTGTGGTTCGTCTCCAAATGTCTCTTAGATAATGGAAGTCAGTGAATCCTGCTTGAAGAGTTCCAAAAAATGCTGCCGTTGATACTCTATTTTCGAAATCCTCTTGAGATTCTAAACTAGACACAGATACTTCGGTTAGATTACAGAACTGAAATGGACGTAGTGCAATTTCACAGCATGGATTCGTGCCGTAGTCCTTATCATTACTGAAATATACACCAGGCTCTCCTGCATTAGAAGCCTCTACCTTGTCCATCAGCTCATAGAACTCAGTCTCTTTTATCTTGTGACGAAGTATGACGGCAGAGTTATTTGCTCTGCCTCTCTGCTCATTTAACTCGTACCATGCCCCGAACTTAGAAGTCTTCATTGCCTCGTCGTCAAAAGAGAATAACGAGATCATAGCAGCACGTCGAATTCCTCCTGCTAGTACGGCATTTGCGATATGACACATGATGTCATGGACCTCTAGTGTTGATAAATTTGAACCTGTAGCCTTACCTCTAAGTATTGATTCAATTTTTTCTAAGCATAACCTAAGTGGCTCAGGTCCTGGGGCTTTTCCGCCTGCTGTTATCAATAGCGCGCCCTTTGCTCTAATGTCGTTATAATCAAAACGAGGTCTAGTAGAGCTTACACCAAAGTAAGCCTTCATTAACGCCTTTACCGCATCTGCCCATCCTTCGATACTGTCTGCTACAACAAATTTTCTATCCTTAGTTGGATGAGTTATTGTAGGAAGCTTTTCTACATGATGGAACTGTACAGAATATCCAACACCAGTACCGCCTAACAATAAGAACATAGCCTCACCAAACGCTCTAAAGTCATCTACTGGCATGTATGCACAGTTGTATATCCTAGCTTCGTTTCTATCGATAGCAGGACCTGCGAACTGCATTGCTCTCATTGACGGGAGGATTGTCTTGTCTCTTATTAACACCATGTTGTTAATAATCTCATCAGATAGAGACGGATATCTTCTGACCAACATGTCTTGATATCTATCGCATATATCTGCCCATGACTCTCTAGTATTCTTTTCTTTTAGAAATTTTGCATACTTTGTGAAGACCGTGATATCGGACAGTATGTTTACGCTTACATCTTTTTTATTCATCTATTTAAAATTTACATTGTTTACACTTCTTTCGTAGTTCCATCATATACATATGTTTTACCGTAGTTACCCTTCTTTATCTCGTTCATCCTGAACTCTTGCAGTGGGCGAGGCTTCTTGCCTAGCTGCTTGACCTCATAGAACTCTGCCATACAGCCTGGCGGTAGGGCTAACAGATCTGGTATCCCAGGCTTATTAGTTACCGACAGCTTGATGACGTAGTATCCGTCAGCCTCTAGCTTCTTAATTAACTTCGCTTGAATTTTTGATTCTAACATTTAAATATCACGTTACACTTATCTAGGTTATTAATTAGTTTAGATAGGTCGGCTAATCTAACGAAATTTAAGTTAACATCCAAGACTTTTGCTGAATTAATTAAAATCTTTCCGTCAAGTAGCTCAAAATTATCCACTAAGATGTTGTGCATCTTAGGCACCTCTAGGTCGAACGCCTTGATAAGTTCTTGGACGTTCGGGTCAGTTAGTATTTTCTTCATACCGTTCTTTAATTAGTTGTTTCAATTCGTCCGACAGCTCGTCCCACTTAACTAAGTGATACTTGCCGTTCGACTCCTTCTTGAACCAGTAGGGCATGAACATGTACTCGTCCGTCTGGTTCATCACCTTGAACGACATGCTACTGAGCCACTTCCTTACCGTTCTGCTAAGTTTTAATTCCATAGTCCTTCTTAAAAATGTTAGTTGTGTACTTTTTCTTTGCTTTTACTACCTTGTATATCTTCTCCTCTATCCCTCCACGAGAGAAGATCCAGAAGACTTCATTACTTAGTCTATCCATGGTCGTGAGTCGGTCCTTTGCTTGGAAGTAAGACACAGCTGAGTGCTGTATGTTATACATCACCAAGTAGTCGGCAGCCTTTAACGATATACCCTCCCTTGAACTGACAACCTGACCGACGAAGTGCTTGTCTGTCGAGTTGAACTCGTCTAGGTCGTTTGTCACGTTTTCTGCACCAAATACTTGACTTATCAGGTTAAGTTCTTCCTTGAATATATACATGATGGCTAGCTTGCTACCAGCAAAACGTTCCTTAATAAACTCAGCCTTAGAGGTGTCTAGTGTCATGCTGTTGCCACTCTCGAACTTACACGTCCCACTCCATAGCTGGTGCATCTTCTGCATGAGCTTGGCTGCTGTGTCGGCTAGTATAACCTCCTCCTTACCTTCTATCACTAGGTCTCTACACAGCTTGTCAACCATTAACTTTGTTGACGGCTTCATGTCTACGTATAGGACGGTCTCCTTGATCTCCGTCTCGAAACCAGCCTGCGACTGTGTGTAGGTCAGCATGAGATGAGCAATGTCACCCATTATCTTTGTCTCGATGCCAGCTGAGTAGTCGTTATGAACGAATGACCCGATTCTCTTCTGTGAGATGTTCACGTAGTCGTGTGCCCACTTATAGAATCCTGGGTACCTCGTCCAAGGTGAACGACCTGACACCCAGAACTGATGGAAGAGCTGAGAAAATGACTCTGGACACATCGTACCTGACAAGAATATCATCGGCTTGTCTGAGAATAGTTTCTTAAACAACTTAGCACCACCAGATGGCTTGGGAAAACTTCCAAAGCGGTGATTTTCATCATGTATGACTAGGTCGAACCTTGACGGGTTGAGTATCTTGTGCATGGACTCGTCGTTGATTACCGTTATGTTGAACTCATAACCGAAGTCGTTGTAGTCGTCAAGTATTCCGTCTATAGCCTTCTTCTTAGTTAAGAATAACACCTCCTTAAAGTCAAGGATGGACGCTATCTCCATTGACGTTGCCGACTTCCCAGTTCTTACCTCCATGCTTAGGTACAGCATACCGAACTTATCTAGTATGACTGCACCGTTATCAGCTATGGTCTTTTGGTATGGTCTAAGAGTCTTCATACCTTCATCTTAGTTTGTTCTGCATGCTTCACATCGAAACGTATCATCTTACCGTTCGCTGCTCTCCACGTGTACGGCTTAGTGTTGTACATAAAGTCTCCCCACATGTCGATCCACTGGTAGAACTTCTTCTGAGGAAGGGTGAACTTACCACGTGGACCGTAGTCGGTGTTCTGCTCTGTGAAGTCGTTGTATAGGTCTTGTGCTGGACACTCGCTGAGAGCCTTCGTTCGTTGATTAAACCCATCCCTAGCCCAGTCATAGAAGTCCATAGACGTTCGTGCAATGAACCCACGCTCTCTAAGGTTCTTGAACGTTGACTTCATAAGTCCCTTGTTTAAGTACAGCTGTAGGTTTGATATCATGTAGTTGTCGAACTTGTTCCATTCACAATCATCCCACTGAGTGAACAACTGATGACCAAACTCATGCTCTGGTGTGTGGTTCTTGTGGTAGTGCTGTGCGAACTCTAGCTCCCACTTACGACGCTCGAACGAGTTACCGTCACCCTTGATGGCGTAGTTGGTCGTTATGACAATCTTTGGTGACCGTTCAAATGGTATATGAATCTCGTCCTTGTTCTTCTTCTCTAGAGTGATACCCTCGGTGATAATACTGAACAGCTTCTCAAAGTCAAAGTTCTTGCTCACGTCATCAAACACAAGCATCTGAGTGTCAGCTGATACACGTTGGTACGGGAAAGCCTTGGTAAAACTGAACGCCTTGCCGTCAATAATAACTGACTTCTTAAGGTGACCAACAGAGCTAACGAATATCCCCTTACCAGTACCACCCTCTGGGTTGTCCGATATGACCTCGTCATTAATAATGACGGCAGGACTGTAGCTAGCAGGCTTGTGGCTATGCAAAAGATAACCAGCCGTTGACTCGATAGACCTTATCCTATCATCGTCTGACCCTCCAATGTTGCTGATAAACTTCTTGAACACAGCGTCCGAGAAGTCTGCCTTCTTGAAGTTACGGTTTATCTTCTGCTTCTCCCATATGTATCCCTCTATGTCCATGTAGTCTATCGTCTCTATCTTGTCCTTGGTAACTCTGACCACACAGTTCTTGAAGTATAGGTGAGCTGTATCAACAGTGTCTGTCATGATAGACGGCTTGATGGCATTAAGAAACGAAAGATGGTCCTCCTTAAATAGTTTAGTCTTGTCGGCAAAGTAGTTGTATATGCTCTTGTCCTCTAGGCTATGTAAAGCCTTCAGCACCACGTCCTTGATGGTGTCGTCTGATGCGTCAGATATGATGTTGTTGTTTATCTGAACAAATACAGACGCAGATCCACCCTCGATATAAAACTTGTTATAACCCATGCTCTCTAGGTACTCCTTATATAAATGATTAATATGTGTGATGGCTCCCTTAGAGTTCTTTGACCAGAACACACCTGGAGCGTCGTCCTCTTCGCTTGCAATTGACTCGATAATGTCGTGTGGTACCTTGCTGTTAAGTTTAACTAACTCAACGGTAGGAACACCCTTCTTAGCTAGAGTCTTGATGGCATCTATCTTTGTTGTGTCCTCATAGAACTTGGTGTTGTGTGATGACTCGTTCTTATATGCTGACCGAAGTATCGTGAGTATCTCCTTATCTTTTCCTCCCTCGTCGTATGACAGCATGACCGACCGAGCGTCAGCCTCTGGTATCCCAAACTCGTTAAGTGCTGAGGCTAGGATGAATAGGTTGTTGTTCTTTGCGCCTGCAACCATGCCGAACTCCTTGTTCCACCATATGTTAAGTCGTCGTATCACCTCGTTGTCGTTGTCAAGAACGATGGTAGATCGAGAGGTCTTCTTCTCGAACACCTGGTGCTCCTCGACTAGTATCTTGTCCCACGTTCTGCTATCCTTGTTGACGTATATGTCTGGGTCGTATGACTCGTAGCACACACGTGATATATCTTTTGTTGACGTGTCGAACTCTGGCACGTTGTAGTACTTCTGTAGTGATAGGAAGTAGTTGAGGTGGTTATCTATGTCAGATGGGACTTTTACCAGTACCTTTATTCCGTCACCTGATGGGGACGTGAACACCGAGTAAGAGTACTCGTCAGCACACAGAGTGTCTCTGTAGTCCGTCATGGACCACTCGTCAGCAAATCCATCGAAGTCGATGCAGATAAATCCGCTGTGCTTCTGTATGGACTTCTTCTCTCTCTTTAAGAACTCGCCACTGAAACAGATGGCTGGCAGTTTCTTTTTAATTTCGTTCCTCTTAGGTTTATCGTCGGGATGACTTCTGATCGCCTCACACAAGTCCTTTGAGTTGCCGTTCTTAATTCGTTCGATAGCATAATCAACTGACCTATAGAATGGTTGAGACGTATCAGATAGTGACTTGAAGTATGTTATCATATGTATTTAGATATAATTTGATGTGTTTTGATGTAATTGTATGCGATTGCATATAAAAACCCACCGACGGTTAATCGGTGGGCTAAGTGATTGATTATCAGAACGGTAAGTCGTCATCCTCTGCCTCAGTAGTAACCTCAGCTACAACCTTGACTGGCTTAGGCTTCGCTGGTGCAGCACCTATTGCCTCAACTCTGAACGCCTTTAAAGTGTTGAAGTACTTAACGTCTCCAGTTGGACTAGTCCACTCACGACCTCTGATGTCGAACGACACCTCTACCTCTTGACCTTCCATAAACGCATCTAGTAATGACGTTTGGTCTTGCTGTAGTTCGAGCATAATATCTTGAGGATACTTGTCGTCTGGGGTTGTTACTATCATTTCTCTCTTAGAAAATTTGTCTGATACTTGTTGAGTATCCTTGATGACCTTGATGGTCCCTTGTAATTTGAACATGTTATTTGTTTTTATTTAAGATTTCATTTCTATATAACTCTGCATACTTTCTTGCAGCAACTATCCTGATGTTCATGTGCTTGATGTCAGCATCCGTAAGCTCTACCTTTGTCACAGTAACACGCATGTTATCAGGAACGTCAGACATTACGTGAAGGCTGTCGCTCTCCCACTCAGGAACTAGTCCCTCTGGTGTGTCGACAAGCGCATGGAACACCTCTCCAGTTCTCCAAGAGTCGTCGCCAGTCATACCAATCAGCATGTATAGGTAAGCCTTTACCTGCCACTCATACGTGCCGTTGTACTCTGGTCGCTTAGGGAACGTCTTCTTGGTCCATGAGGACTTTGCATCCTTAACCATCTTGGTGTTACTACACACGATGTCAGGGTGTCCTACCAAGCTGTTGTAAGATAGGCTCGCATACTCGTCACCTTCGACCAACTTCTTGTGGTCGGTAAAGAACACACGATTATACACCTCAATGGCTCCGTCCTCAACAGTTGTGTCGGATCCCTTGTCCATCTCCTTGGTAGACACGTGGTCGTTGTAGTGGTATAGCTCCTTGTCTATGATACCCTCGATAAAGGTCTTAGCTCCTTGAGATAGGGATATCTCTCCACGATTATAGGCGTCAGATGCAATCATTAACACGTTACGTTCGTCGTGCATGTTAGAAGTAAGCTCTAGCTTCTTCTTAGCCTTCTCGTCTGTCTCTTGAACCCATAAGCTATGTCTCTCGTTCAGCTTGTCAAACGTCCGCTGTTGTGCATCCGTCAGCCCGTCCGTCCCTAAGAACAGAGGGGCTACCCCACTAGCCCTGAACTGCATCGTTCAGTTGTTTAAGTTGGTCCTCAGTAACTGAGTACTTAAGTAGAATCTTTTCTACAGTCGTTGATCCCTTACCAACAGACGCTAGTGCCTTTGGAAAGTCTTCATCAGAGATGAACTTCAACGTGTCAGATACTTGTGGAGCTGGCTTACGAGTTGAGAACCTCAGTGCGTCAACCATTCCCTCTGGTGACTTGACCTTCTCTACTCCTAGTACAACCGTCTTACCGATGAAGTCGTTCTCGTCGACGGACTCATACAACTTACTCAGTCGTTTGAAGTTAGTCACGTTACAGACCATCAGCTTGCTGTACTCCTTAAGTTTAACGAACACCTTCTTCTCGGTGCCCATTGATCCTACAAGAACGTCGTTCACGAACTTGTCTACTGTTACCTCCACCTGGAAGTACTTCTTGTTCTCATCGTCCCATAGGTCCCATGAGCCAAGGTGCTTGTCAGATTCTGCGAATCTTGAGCGATAGTGCGCCATTTATTTAATTTAATTGAGTTAGTGGTGAATACCCTCACCATTTTGGGGACTACAAAGATAGCAGATTATTCAATCTAATATCGTAATCATAGTATTTGTTAATAAGTTTTTGATAGGATTCCAATAATGACTCCGCAAGTGACTCCTTGCCGTTGAACAGTGCAAGGTCAGCCAAGTACTTGGTCTTGTTAGCTTTACGAAGGTTCACTGAGGCATTAACGTCACAGCATCCAGCCTCCCATCCATGCGTTGAGAATACATTCAGTTGTGCGTCAGTCACCTCCTCGTAGTGGTCAGAGTTAGTCATCGTGTTCTTCACCTCGAACGATCCATCGTCGAACCGTTCTATCTTCACACCGTAGTTCACGTACCACTCGCTGTTGTTTGTTTTACATATAGTGAAGTCTTTGTTGCTAGTTAAATCTTTCCAGGCTTTCATCTCTTGTTTAGTTCTTTAATTTTGTTTTTAATGTCCAACCTATCGCTCTTCTCGTTGGTCGGGTGCTCTAAATGTAGCGACAACTGATAGGCAGCGTACTCGTCCATCAACTTGTAGATTCCTTTGCCATTAATAGTATCACTTCCATAGTACGTCTTAATAAACTCACTCGGTGTCTTCTCGTTCATCTTCTTTCTAATTTTATACCACGCATAGTAAATCGTGGACTGGTTTGCCTTGTAGTTGTACCTATCCTTTAGGTACCTCATAATCTTTGTGGGACCGCCATACAGCTCGTAAGCCTTGTAGTAGACAACGTGCCGAGCGTGAGACTGCTTGTACGTCCTATTCACAATCATAAAGATGTGGTGGTCGTCGCCTATTATCTGCTCAATGCCCATACCAGTCCTTCCTTCCGCTCGGTGGGAACACCGTCCTACTCGTCTTGATCTCTCTGTGGTCCAGGTCGTCTGCCTTGTCGAACGTCCGCTTACTCATGAACGCTAGCCACACTAGAACTAGCATAACTAGAATTAAAATTGTTGTTATCATATCTTATAAATTAATTAACTGTTAAAAATAACATCTAGCTAGTATATTATACATTTGTAACAAATTAAGTACATTTTAGCTATTATATTACACATTTTGTGTAACACATTTTGTGTTATTCTGATTTAAAGGTTTTAATATAATATTCTTCAGGAGTAGAACTACCATCATAGAATTCTCTATATCCATTTTCCCAAGCATCAATTATCTGTTGCTTAAATAACTCATTAGCTTCTGCTATATCTGAGCTATAAAGTATTCCATTTTCTGCTAGTCTTTCTACTAGTAAGTCTATTGGTGTCATATTACCACTTTTTTTTATTTAATAACTTACCATAATTCTTAGGAGTTTTATTAGGTTCTTTAACCTTAATTATTTTCTCTTCATCTTTTGGTTTATATCCTTCTTTTAAAGTCAATAAAAAGTATCTTATTAATGATTCTCCTTCTTTTTTCTCTTCATCTGTCATATTTTCCATAGTAAATCCGTTTATGTGTGATTTTGTTTACACTAAGTAATTTACTGTAACCTAGTATATTTATCAACTAATGCGCTCATTATTATCAAAACTACTGCTATTGCGCATATTATTATTGCTTTGCTCATGGTTTTTTAAATTTAGGACTGCATCCCAGCAGGATCGTAAACCTGAACGACTGCTTTAAAAAACTTCTATTGATCTTGTACACCTTAATAGTGTCTGCCACTATCTCCTCAAACACGTCCTCCTCTATCTCGTAGTCTAAGAACGGTATGACCTTCTGTCCTTGCTCGTTAACAGTCGCATTTTCCAACAGCTCGTCAAACGATGCTGGAGGTGTAGCGTTTGCATACAGCTCTCTGTAGCAGTGCATCATTGCTTTATCTATATTTTTCATCTCTTACTTATTTTAATAACCTTGTTAATATAATCTGGGTCCTCAGCATAGTTGTCAGACAAGTACTCTAGGTATCCATTCTCCGTCTTTATGTCTCTAAGAAACGCACTTTGATATAAAGCATAGTCTATTGTGGACATCATCCAACTGTCATACATAGCGTGCCCCCTAGATGTAGACAAAGCTGTAGTAGGTCTTGACATCGCCTTTTTCATCCCAAAAAGATTGTTACTCTCTAAAAATATCGTTGACTTAAATCCTCCAGTCTCTAGCACAGCCTGGGCGTACACAATATCAGGGAATTTAATCCCACACAACTTAATGTACTTGCGCAAGTTATCAGGACT